CCTTCATCGCCTTTGCCTTTTGAAATAGCATTAAATATATTATCGATATCTTTTTGTACTTGCTTGCTCATTTTTGTTTCTTTTCCTGGTAAATCTGGATATGCCTTCTTTAAATCATTAAAATCATTTACCATTTCTAATGCCGAGTATGTATCATCAAAATACATATCAACGGTTTCAATAATTACTTTTGCACCTTTATACTGCTCATCCGAAAGTCCATCTGGTTTTCCTTTTTCAGATGACGAACACCCCGCCAACCCAACAACCATGCACATTGCAAACGCAAACACCAATATTTTTTTAACTTTTTTCATGATAAGTCCGCTCCTAATTATTTCTCTCTCTCATCCATATTAATATCTTTGGCTAATTTGTTTCGCGCTTTTAGGAGCCCTTCATCGCCTTTGCCTTTAAATGATTCCATTATTTCGTCGATGTCTTTTTTTATTTTTTGATTTAGTGCTGTGTCTTCTCCTGGTATTTCATTATACAGCCTCTTTAATTTGTTTAATTTCGTTACAATCTCTATTGGCTCATAAACTTCATCAAAATATGCATCTATATGCTCAACTATTGTTTGAGCCCCTGTATACTGATCATCTGATATTCCATCTGGTTTTCCTTTTTCAGATGTCGAACACCCCACCAGCCCAACAACCATGCACATTGCAAACGCAAACACCAATATTTTTTTAACTTTTTTCATGATAAATCCTCCCGACCTTTTTATATTTACAATATATAGCAAGAAGGATAAGAAAGCAATAGCTTAAACCCTTTTTATCACAGATTTTATGACATAAAACATAATCGTGTTTCCTGCCGGCACCGCGCTTTGAAAAGTCACTGTACTTCCACTGATCGTATAGTCCCGTCCCTTGGTAAGAAGCATCCCATTCTTAAATACTTGAAGGATATCTCCATCAGTATAAGATGCTTCTGTTGGTATATCCAGATTGGTTGTCTCTGCTGTGACTGATACTTCCGCCTGATGATCTTCATTTACTGTCGTTACCCCAAGTTCTGTTACTAATGAATTGAACCATTCATCAAAGGCTTCCTTCTTTTGAGTACTCCAGTCAGTATATTCTTTGGTACTATCTGCATAAAACTTGTTGTAAGCAGTGCTCCACTGGTCATACAACTGGCTGGTGTCCAGAAAGTCAATCAATCCTGTCACCCAGCCACACAGTCGGCTGTCTGCCCTTGTATCCGTAATCTCTGCTTGAGTAACAGCCTCCATCAGCTTGTTTACTGCCACATATGCCAGACAAAACTCTGTTATGGTACTGGTCCTCTCCATAACTGGTGCTGATGGTGTCTGTGCTTCAACTCCCTTCTTAATGGACACAGTGATCTCTCTTGCCTCCATGTCCTTCCTTAGTACAACTGCATCTATTCGGTTTAAGGTCGTGCTGGACTGTTCGATGGCCAAAGTCTCTGGTGCTGTCACCTCTGCGTATTTGCCCCCTATGTAAGCCCGGCCCTTACTCACGATCACATTCATGCCTTCCCCTGAAATGACCTGCATACTGTCTTGGTAATGGTTTACTACCCCATCACTGATTAATCCCTGATAATAACTGCTCATGTCATCAGCGTTATATTTCCGATCGCCGCCGACACTATTAAAGAATCCATATTCTAAACTCATTCCCTAACCTCCCATGTATCAAAAGTCGGAACGATCTTGTAACCGCTCTCGTCCTCATTTTCTAATATCTCAATCACCCTGGTGTCCGCCCCAATGCCGTATTCATTTTCTACACTGACGATATCCCCAAGGAAATAGTCTTTGTCCGCCTGATAGGTGGAATTGTTCTCTACCTCTCCGCTGATACCTTCCATGATCTTATACGTCCCCAGCTGTTCTTTCCCATATTCTATAAGCATCTTCTCATAAGTCTGAGCCGTAATGATCTCCCCGTTACTGCTGACTCCGCTCCCATCAATTCTTGCCTCATATCTAAGAAGGCCAGAAGTTTCTCCGATGCTGACTCTCTTCTGGCTCGTTCCTTCACCTTCTCCGACCACAATGGCCGCGTTCCGATACTCATCTCGGTTATAGGTATATTCGCTGGAAATCAGATTATCAAACTCCGGGCTAAAGACCACATAGTTATTCACGTTCTGCCCATAACTCCGGTCCTCCCCACGGTATAAAGAGAACAGAAACTGATTTTCTGGCGTCAATGTGACTTTATAACCGATCTTGTAAGTCTTACAGATGGCTGTAATCGTCTCTAAAAGATTCTCCCCATTAGATTGAAGGTCAAAATCTTTTATGGTTTCAGTAAATCCTACCTTTTCATCTAAAAGAAAGTTTTCAATCTTTCTTTTTGGGTCCGCCGGGGAAATGACATTATCCGTAATCAGCTGGCGTATACATTCCTCTGCATTTCCGCTGATGGTTGTCTGGTTCCAGGCAATCCGCCGGGACAGAATGGATTCTAAGAATCTTCCAGTGATCGTATAATAGTTTCCTTCCTCGGCGCTGGTGGTAATGGTCTTGTTCTCGATAATCCCCACCATCTCATGGTCCAAACGGTAGATATAATGATTCTCTTTTAAGAGGCTTACCGTTTCTTTGTCTGCCCGGAGATAGATTTCAAAGTCTCCGCAGTCAAAAAACCTCTGGTTCCAAATGACAGAGCTGGCACTGTCGATGATCCCGATAGTTTCAAATGACTGGTTCATCACATACAGATCCATGTTACACCCCCTCGTATTCATTCCGGTGTTTGAACCGGATATTAAGGTTCTCTATGCCCTGGTCTGCATCCAATGTATAATAGTTCTCTCCCTGGGACAACTGAAACCATTCCGGGTTCCGATCCAGATACTTGATAAAATTGATTTTTTCTGCATTACTCATCAAGTAGACAGATTTCTTCATGTTCACCGTTGTGACCACGATGCTCTCCCCTTCATTCATGGTCTTTTGAAGTCCAATCTTTCCATGGGTCTTAACCGAATAAATCCTAGGATTGACGACTTCTCCTCTGGCCACAAACTCCACAGTCATACCATTGGCCACATCTCCTTCATTGAGCATCGTAATAAAATCTAAAGCTTTGATCTCTCCTAAAGGGATTCCTTCTTCTTCGATAGAAAAAGGAAACTCAAAGAGAGACTCTGTGACACTGGATTCAATCACATCCTCCCCCATACCTTGAAAGTATGGGGTTGGACATAGGATGCTGATCTGGGCCGACTGCGGATTCTCATGGTGATTCAGCTCAAAATTCTCTACCCGTCCGTCAATGAATACATCCCTGGCATCATTCTTTACATACAGACGTATTGGTTGCTTGACAGTAAAAATTCGATACAGACTAATCCTTGAGGCCTCTACGTCATTCACAATCTTGATGGTTAAGACAATGTTTCGATTCTCTACACGGGAGCTGTTAAAGATACTCCCGTCAGATAATCCCACCGTAGACGTGTTGATAGTCGCGTTGGGTGGATTTAGACCTGTAACAGTTGTCCGATAGACGTGATTCCCGGTCAGGTCAAGACGGTCACCGTTCTGGTTTTCTGCAATTAATTGGAGCATATTCTACACCCCCTTACTGAAAGACAAGGCATTTTTAGTCTGACGATAGATTTCCAAACGACTTAGTGCTTTAGGACTCGTATTGTACTGGTTGAACACCTGATTTACATTTTGATTCGTAGTTTTATTCCCTCCATAACTGATCCTTCCGCTGGCCTTTGCTATTGCATCCATAGGAACGCTGGCCGCAAGAGACCGCCTGAGAGAATCCATCTGTTCTTTGAATCCTTCTCCATATCCTTCGGCACTAAAACCTCCAAGTTCGGCAAAGACTTTGGATGGGCTATGGATTTTGAGACTACTTTTAAAAGAACTGATGATGCTGTTGGCCACGTCTTGTACCGCTTTACTTAAATAGCTGGTGTCTGATTTCAGACCATCCACAAAGCCGCTCATACATTGTTTACCTAACGCTTCTAATTGGCTTCCAAGGCCTTTAAATGCATTGTTGATGGCCTCTCCATACTCTTTGGACACTTTATCAAAGTCACTCTGGTATAAATTCTTTGACATCTGTTCGGAGACGTTCATCTTTTCTGTATAGGCATCGTTGTAGGCTTTAAGTTCTGCGTCGCTCATGGAAAGGAGCTGGTCCATAAAGGCTTTCCCCTGATCTACGTCATAGGTCGCTATCTGATTGAACAGATCTTCGGACACCTTGCCTTTGATTGTGTTTAATCGGTCCATATATGCTTTGATATCCTCTGTCTGCTGTTTAATATCATTCACAGACATAACCCCTGCCCCTGAGACAGTAAACAGCTCTCCAAAGCCCTGGAGCTTCGACACCATGGTATTTTGCAGATTGGTCAGGTTATCCCAGCGTGCTTGATAAGTCTCTGTAATGCCGTTGATAGTGTCGGACACCATTTTTTCCGCTTCACTGCCGAACTTACTCATTGCATCATTGAACTCTGATAAAGACTTTTCTGTTGCTTTCTGATAGGCGTCCTGCTTGCTCTTTACTGCTTTGATCGCATCATTATAATATTTTTCAATATCTTTGATCCCTGGTTCATACTTCTTTTCAAGCGACTTGACCATCTTTTTTTTACTTTTCTTAGACGCATTTTTATATTTTTTTGAGTTCTTTAACTTTTTGATTGCTTTGTCCCGCTTCTTCTTTGCCGCATCCACATCATTCTTTTTATCTTTTTCCAGCTTGGTGATCTTGGAATCAAACTTATTGAGTTCCTGCTCATATTGATAGGAAACCTTATCCTGGCAAAACTTTAATTTCTCTTGGATTGCGTTGGAAAAGGACTCTGCCGCCGCATTCCCTGCATCAGTGAATTTCCCGTTGGCTACCTGTTTGGCCGTAGCCGCAACGTTTCCAATCACACGCTTCATCAGATCAGCTAGTGATATCTCTGCACCCGTCATGCTTTTTGTAAGGCCGGATAAGACAGAATTAGCCACAGTAGAAGGAGCTTTCTTTAAAGCTTTTTGTTCCTTGGTACTTAAAATACCTTTGACAAAGCCCTGGGTAAAATATTTTCCGCTCTTCTTTGTCTTCTTAGATGCGGAATGTTCATCCAGTTCCGTGTTAAGACTTTCCAAAGCTTTTGAACCAACTACTTTTGCCGCCTGTACTGCTCCATTGGCTAGATTAACAATTCCATTTGTAAATCCTTGTGTAAAAAACTCTCCAGACTGGCGTGCCAGCTTGAATGGTGCTCCCTCTTTCTGTCCGGCTTTTACCACATTATCCATTGTTCCTTTCATGGTATTTACAAGACTTTTCTCTCCACCAGTGATGCCTTCTTCAATTCCTGCTACCAAGTATTTACCAACTTCATCCCTCATGACACGGGAAGGAGATTTGATTTTAAATTTATCTTTTATATTTTTTACAATTCCACTGGCAAAACTTTTTACTTTTCCTGCCAGCCACCCAGCGGCCCCACTAATCCCGGACCATATTCCCTGTACGATATTTTTTCCAATAGAAGTAACTTTCCCAGGTATGCTTTTAATTCCATTAATCACAGCCGTTGCAAAATTTTTGGCCGCCGCTTTCCCTTTCGACACTAAATTGCTTCCCCAAGTTGCTACTCTAGAAATCGCACCGCTTATAGCTCCATATATCTTACTCGGCAATGCCTTTACTCCGCTTACAACTCTGCTTAAAAAGTTTTTAGCGGCGGTAACTCCTTTAGAAACCAGCTTGGCACCCCAAGACACTACTTTGGGAAGGACCTTTGTGATTATATTGTAGTATTGCGTTGGTAAAAATGTAATTGCCTTAATAACTGCTTTTAAAAATCCTTTGGCTACACTTCCTCCTTTGCTTACTAGCTGTGTTCCCCACTTGGTAACTCCTTTTATTATACTAGTAACAAGTTTTAGAAATTTTGCTGGCAGTGAAGCAATACCACTAATCACATTTTTGCCAAAATTCACAACTGCATTTACTGCGTTCTTAAATCCATTCGGAAGTGTGGTGGTGAAAAATTGGACAACTGTATTTACAAAGCCACCTATAACTGCTTTGGCCGCATTAAAGACTTCCAGCACCTTATTTCTAAACTTTTCATTTGTAGCGATAAGCGCTACAATAGCCGCAACCACAGCCGCAATAGCAGTGATAATTAAGACTAGTGGGTTGGCGTTCAAAACTGCGTTTAAAATTCCCTGTGCCACGGCTTGTGCTTTTGTGGCTAGTTCCCATCCTTTTATAATTCCGACAAGCATCTGGAGATTTCTCACAAACGTTGCAATTTTATTAATTATAAAAATTGCTCCAAATGCTGTTCCGACTCCTGTAATAACGGGAATAAGAGTATCTAGATTTTTTGTGCAATAGTCTACAAAGTTTTTTATACCCGGTAACAGTTTTTGTGCAATAGGATATAGTACATCGATCTGTATACTGCGGCCTATTTTGGTAAACTCGTTTCTTATGTTATCAAATCTTTTATTTTGTAAGTCTTCCATTGAATTTTTAGTTTTATCTATAGCCCCATCTGTATCTTTCATCGCTAAAATAGCTTTTCCGCCTGTATCTTCCCACATACTTCCAAAGAGTTGGACTCCTAACTTATTCTGTTTAATCGGATCTTTTACTTCGCTTAGCCCTGTCATCACTTTTCCAAAAGCTTCTTTTGCACTTTTTCCGCCCTTACCAAATGCTTTCGTTGTTTCTTCCACATCTAGTCCCAGAGCCTTAAACGCATCATTTGCGGTGCCGTCTTTAACATTTATAGAAAAATCATTCATGGCATCACCAAGTTTATCTATGTCAAATACCCCGGCATCTGCTCCTTTTTTCAGCATGTTAAACATATCTGTTGCAGAAAGACCCATTTGTTGAAACTTAGGTCCATATTCATTGATTACATCAAGGAGATTTCCGTTTTTATCAAGGCCTGCTTGAGCTCCCTGGACAAGTAAATTAAATGCTTCCGTAGATTTAATACCGAACTGCGTCATCATTTGGTTAACCGTCCTTACAGACTCACTAACATCGAATCCAAACGTATCCCTTAATGATATAGCTTTATCAGTTAATTCCTTTAACTTGCTCGGATCAGTTTCCTTCAACTGCCTTTTTACCTCTGCCATAGCCTCCGCAACATCCGTAATGGACTCTCCAGCTCCGCTTTTATAAAGGCTAAGAATCTCTTTTTTAAACTTCGCCATGGCTTTTTCAGAAACTCCGGTAGATGCCTGGAATTTGCTCATCGCCTCATCGCCTTCAAGCGTAAAGTCTTTTAAACTATTTAAAACAGTTTTTATTCCCTCCGCCAACACTCCTACAAATGCTCCCGCAACCAATCCAATGGCATCGTCTAAACCCTTTAATCCGCTTTTTATTTTTTTCAAAGAAGATTCATAATCCTTAATCTCTCGTTCTGTCCGACTAACAGCCGCCTGCTGATTTAACATTGTCACCCGCATCCGGTCTGCGGCTTTTTCATTGGCCAACTGCTCCTTCTCTACCCCATTCAGAGCCGTTTTTAATTCCTGGGCCTTCTTGCTGTTCTCTCCAAACTGCCGGACTTCCTCCTGGTATTTAGCCTTTAATTCCTCTGCGCGTTTTCCGTTCTCCTGCTGAGCCTGTTCAAGCTGTTGCAACTGTTTTTGATAGTTGGCAAGCTTGCTCTTTTGGGCTCCCAGAACACTGTTTAACTGTGAAAGCTTTGCTTCCACTCCTTGCGTAGTCTTCTGCCAGTCTTCCATCCCAGCCGATGCCGCTTTAAATTGGGCATTGGCCAGCTTGATGGACTGATTGGCTTCACTGATCCCTTTTTTCAGATCAGAGATATCTACTTTAAATTTTGTTGTGATCGGTTCATTCTGTGCCATATACTCATCCTTTCTTTACCACCAGCCTTCATTGTCCGATGCATAGACTCTCTTTACCTTCTCTGGTTCTTCTTCGTACTCGTTCATCTCATCGTCCACCTTCTTCGTGTCGATATACAGCGTGAACACATCCTCCGCCGGCGCATCGTCGACCATGAAAGGCGTAAAGGCCGGATATTGCTTACATAGATAGTAATTGATATTAAAAAACAGCATAGTTAAGGACGGCGGTTCCCCGCCGCCCTCCTCTAGTTTTTTTCTTTCGGAAGGCTGTTCACCTTATCCACCACAAACTGGAGAAGTTCTTTGAACAATGGGACAAAGTCCATGATATCCACCTGGTCCAGTTCGTCATCTGTAAGGTCTGGAAAGATGCTCTTTACCAGATCCTCAAACGGTTCAATGCATTGGAGCACCATTCCTGCAATCCCAATCTCATCTCCTCCCTGGATCTTGTCCAGGTCGATGATTTTTACAAACCGACGGATAATCTTATAAGGGATTCTTACCTCTTCTGTCTCATAGGCTTTGATAACGGTTCCTTTTTCATCTCTGATATTTAACTTCATCCTCTGATCCTTTCTATGTAGTCTTTGTATAGGTCACTTCCAACACAGCACTGTCTGCCATTTTGTCTTTCACGGCAAACGCTTTAATGGTCGTCGTCGCTGTAATCGCGATCGGCGCCGTATACTCTGTGCTGGCGGTAGTTGGGTTGCTTCCATCTGTCGTGTAATAAATCTGCGCTCCTGCCGTCTGACAGTTTAACGTAACATCGACGCTGTCCCCGGTAAAGTTCTTCTCATCCGGGGATGCCGTCGGTGTTGCTACAGGAGCTAGGCTTTTTTTGTCAGCGTATCAATCGTAGTTACCTGGTCAAAGAATGTAGAGAAATCTACTTTATCCATTCTCTCATCTACCACCAGGGCCTTTGCAGTCCTTCCTGTCTTAGTAAATTTGTGAGTTGTATTGATTCCAGTAAAGGTTAATTCCACATCATTAGAATCTGTGGAATCATCTTCTGTTGCTGAGGTCTCTTCTGGGATCGCAAAGGTTCCTTTATAGCGCCATACATAACGTCTCTTTCCATCTGTGCCCTTTGTGATGTATCCAATAGCAAAATAGTCATTGTCTCTCTCTCCTTCGACCATAGCCCCTGTGGTCTCGTCATAATACTGACCAGTGATTTCCGCATAAACATCCAAAGATGGCGGTGCTACTCTCAGTGTTACTTCATCACTTCCTGTGGAATTGGTTACGATCATCGGCTGGTTGTCATAATAATCTGTTGCACTGTCTGATTCTGTGGATTTTCCAATCTCTCCAACGGGAGATAACGGTTTCACAGGGCCGGTCACATATCCTCCGCCCTCTGCCTCATTGTTATCTGTCGTGACTTTTGCATAAACCAGTCCTTCTACACCACGAAATTTAAAAACTTCACTCATTTTTGTTCCTCCTTATAATTCTCAATAAAATATACCGTCATTACTTTCCCCGTATGTGATGGTTCATCACAGCTTAGGTCAAACGGAGCATGACCTAGGATAAATCCCTGTTCCTTTAGTTTCTTTCTTGCCTGCCTTGGTACTGTTTCTGTCAAAGCTGGGTCCGTAGAATAAAAATAGACCCAATATCCAAGATCGCACGAGACCGCATCATTGTCATAATGGTTCTCATCTCCTTGGAACTGCCAGAAGGTAAAGAACGAGGCTGGGTAATCCTCACCTTCTGTCAGAGATCCTTGCAGATAAACATCATATCCAAGGCCTTCTAATGTCTCTATTAGCTTCTCCCTCAAATCCCCAACCTCCTTATCTCGTTATAAAAAATTTCTTCCACTGCATCGTGGACCAGTTGCTTCGTCTTGTTTCCATATACCGCATTGTATAGCTTTCTGTCTGGAGTCATTTTTGGTGTTCCATACATCAGAAATACAGAAGGCAGGCCTCCATTAGGAATATCGAAACCAATATCGACACTTCCTACGGAACCTGCCCACTCTATATGCGGCGATGTTACAATACTCTCTGCGGTGATCCCCCGATCATTATGCGGCGCCATGGCGCTTTGGATCTTTGGAGTCACCAGCTCAAATGTTTTGGCCAACGCTTTCTCAGAGACCTTTTTCGTGTCTCCTTCCATTTTCTTTAGCCTGTTTATCACATCGTCAAATCCGTCAAACTCTAATCCCATTTTCGCCATGTGCACACCTTCTTTCTATGGACCTCCCTTGATCCTTCGGACTTTAAAGACTGAATACTGATGCCGCTGTTCGATATCTTCCGGCTCTCCAAGGATCTCATAGACCTTGTTTTCTGCATATACCAAAGCAACTCGCCCGCCGGAGTCAAACATTGGATCATACCATGTCTCTACGCTCGCCGTATCTTCTACGGCATAGACTCCATTCTTTTGTACATCAGTTCCGCCATAGGTTTTAAAACTCCCGTAGAATAAACGTTTGTCACCATACTTTTTTGTGGCGACTCCATTAATTCGTTCTGTCCCTATAACAGGAAAATAATATAAGGGAGTATTAAACCGTCTGTTCAATTCATACATAAATTACCATCCTATTACCAAATACCTTAAAACATCTGTTTTGTCATAGCTTCGAGTCCCATTATCATCATAGTTAAATCTGTTTCCCGAAATCTTAATAGGTGAGTCAGTTTTCTCTGCTGATGACATATCATATGCCCAAAATGTTAAAAATGGCTCATTTGCCCATGTTGTATAAGCAATAATAAATCTTGGTGTATATGGAAATGTAATCGCGCTTGTCACACAGCGCCAGTATTCATACTGGCTATTCCATGTTTGCGTTACTGTAAAGTTAGTGTTCTTTGTATATATAATTGGTTTATAAACCTTGGAAATCAATTGATCCCACGTCATGCTTGCTGTGGCTCCATTGCCAATGGCGGCCGCAAGCTTGCTTTTCCCGTCACTGGCATTTTGAAAACACTCGTTTACCGCGGCCACAAGACTTGATTTATCTGTTGTCCTCAAACTTGCTAATGACCCTGTTTCCGTTTTAGGAGGCACTTCAATTTTGTTTTTGTTTTCGTCAAATCCATAAGTTGCCACAACTACTCACCTCCCTGGCTCTTTAACGCAAGCTGGCTGGCCCGCATCATGAAATAATCACTGAGGCGGGTCCCGCCATTCCCATAGTTCCAAAGATCTGCCACACCTCGGCTCACCAGACCAATAATCTCATCGCCCTTCAAGATGGCCTCAGAGACACCAGCATCGTCTAGAAAGCATAAAACCTCATATAGATAGATCTTTAACGTCTCATCATGGAAGCTCCCGGTGATTCCAAGACTTGCTTTCACCTTCGTAAGCATCGGCTCTTGTTCTATCACTGCCATAGCCTCCCCTCCCTTCTAGGATGCCGACTGGTTCCCGTCGGAGGCCGGAGGCTGGTAGGCCTCCGTGACCAGCTCGATGCATTCTTCTATGCTCTCTGCTTTGATCTCATCCACGGAAGCCGCTCCTCCCATCTTTACAATCAGTTCTTTTAATGCGTCGATTATCATCAGCCTCACCCTTTCTTCTTAATGATCAGCACGCCATTTGGATCTACCAGTTTTCCATCTGCGATCAGGATACATTTATTCTTGATCTCATTTGTATCATGGTCGACCCATTTCACTGTCTGCATCTCCATATTGGAGTTGACTGCATAGTTTGAAAGTTTAATGAAGACTGCAATAACGTCTCCTGCCGCCGCAGTGTCATATGGCTTCAAGATATCATCCTCAACCGTCTCAATGTTCTTTCCTGCAAAACGGTAAGTCTCTGCCCCGTCGATGCCATAGTTCACCCTTCCGATCGGCTGGCCAACATTGTCTACCATTCCATCAATGTATCCGTCAAACGTAGACTGGGCCATAATGAACTCCCCGTCACGATAAGACTTTTTCATCTTTCCGAATACCTTCTTCTTCCAAACATCCCATTTGGCAATCTCAGCATCTGTAAGCTCAATGACATTCTCTGCCGGGATACGGCTGTCTTTTAAGATTCCTAGCGGCTGGCTGGTTCCATTTCCGTTCATGATTGCCACATCAAGAGCTTTGGCCATTGCTTCCACAGCCAAGGATACAAACAATTCCTGGAACATGGACAATGTCACCACGTTGGCCAGAAGAGTCTGCGCAATCTTACATTCAAGTCCGAAATAGCTAAAGGAGATGGAATCGTTTGCCGCGATCTTCTGATCCTCACTCGGTGCAGTCTCGCCAATCCACTTAGCTTCTGGTTTTAAAGAAAGGATTGGGATCTTAACGCCTCCCTGGATATTTAACTTTCTTACTTTTGCATACAGGTTTCCATAAGATTTCAGCTCGCTGATGATCTCATTTAAGATTGTTGTCGGAATTACTGCCCCGGCATCTCCTGTAGTGGTCACGGCATCCGCCCGGTACTCTTCCGGCATTGGAACGTTGCGGCAGGCAAACTCCATAAAGGCTTTACGATATTCCTCGGTGTCATAGCGTCCTGCGCTCTTCTTTTCCTGTCCGCCCATAGAATAAGCCCCTAGGATCTCTCCGCCGCGAACCTGAGTTCTAACACCCTGATAAGAACGCTGTGGGTCTTCTTCTGGTGCCGGCTCCTTCGCTCCGTCCCCCGGCTCTGCTGGTTTCTTTTCATCCTCTGTCTTAGCAAGCTGTTCTTTGGCCTCTGTAAGTTCCTTTAAAACAGCATCCAGTGTCTCTCCAAGAGCTCTTACCTCATCTGCTGTCTCTGCCTGCTTGATCTGTCTCTTTAAATCTTCTTTCTGTTCTTCCTTGCTTCTGATTAAGTTGTTTAAATAACTGCGAAAATCCATTCTGTTTTCCTCCTAAATTCCATATAAATACTTTGCCTTCAATTGTTCGACCTCAAGATCCCTGCTCACATTATCCAATGTTTGACCGCCGCTCCTTGCATTATCCAATGCTGACCGTGCGTTCTCCAACGCACCCTTACAGCGTGCACTGATCGTTGTCGCCTCATATGCGGGAAAAGTGACAGCAGATACTTCTGCCACCCGATCAATTCCCGTGATATGTCTCGTTGGATAGTCAGACTCTAAGCCTTCCCATTCCTCCGATTGTATCGAAAACATGAAAGACATCCCGGAAATGTCCCCACGTTTGATCGCTGAATATAAATTCCTTGCTTCGGTGTTCTCTTCGATATCTAAATTCACTCGGATAAAGAGTCCTTCCTTATCCGGCATTAACTGCATCGTAGAGTTCCGGTTATTTCTCCGGCTCCTGGCAAGCGGCACCATATTGGTGTCATGATTTACTAAAAACCGGACATCCTCTAAGTTTGTCTCCTTTAGGGCATCCGGTTCGATGATTTCCTGGAAACATCCCAGGTCGGTCATGGAGTTATAGATAATGGGCCGTCCGGTAATGACACCCATTCTTTCTTCGTTCTCCTCTGCCCGCATCTCAAATGTATAACTTCTCTGCTCATACTGGCTGTTCTTCATCTTCTCCCCCTCCTGTTCCTTCCTGCTTCATCTGATATTTGTCTGCGATCTCCACACTGACATAATTAAGGGACTGCATCCGCACTCCGTCAAGTTCCTTTAGTGGCTGGAGACCAAACGCCACACGTTTCTCATTCTCATATAGGGAGCCACTGTCTCCCAAGAGCCTTACCATCTCCAATGTCTGGTCCACACTCATAAAAATCAGGTCTTTTGGATAGAACTGAATCTCATTTCCATGTCCACGCTCTTTCCCGGTAAACAATACTCTGGTAAAAGCTTCCGAAAACTTCACGATTAGAGGCTCCAGCGTCTTCTGATAGAAAGCAGACAGCTGAGATGGTGTATAATCCCCGCTAAGAATGGAAAGCGGTACTCCAAATGTCCTTAAAATCTTCTCATCGATGAATTTTAAGGTATCATTGTCCACCAATTTAACTTCTTTCTTCAATGGGGTGAACTCATTTTTGATATCCAGTCCTAAAAAACCATTCTCTGAGTTTTTTAGCTGATTCTCAAACTTCTTCATATTTTGTTCGATGGTCCCGTCATCCATCATCGTATTGTATTTCACGATTCCATTGACCGCGAATGATGATTTCATCGCATGCAGGACTCCATCTAGCAAAGAATTATTTAACTGTAATGTCTTTAACAATGCCTCGTGATCCGGCTGGCCAAAAATATTGCCTCCCATGTAGTCATTACTGGAATACCGGTAGCGGACATGGATTACATCATCATAAGGCAGAGTCGTTTCAAAGCGGTTTGGAAATAAAAATTTCACAAACAGCCTCCCGGAGCTGTCCTCAATAAATGTCGTATTGGTTGGACGAATCGGATAGATAGCTTGATATCTCCGTTTCTCACTTCCATCCTTGTCCTTCCATACCTCATACACGGGGACTGCGAAGGAATTATAGTCATAGAACAGATTCCACACCATTCGCTCAATTAGTTCACTCTTTGTCATGAATCCATTGGGCTGGTCAAGAATCCTTTGTCGGTCATCCCCCACTGGGAGAAGATCGTTCCCGTTTTTACGCACATGGACTGGATTTAACTTCTGCATCTCTGATACAATGCATTGAATGGCTTGATTCACTACATCAGAAGCAAAAATATCTGTCCCAAAATTCGTAAAGATCGGGGTATTCCCACTCAGCATCCCTGCATAAGTGGATTTCTTCGGTTTATGTGAAAGTATCTTATCGATCCAGTTCATTCCTACCCCTTTCTAAGCATCTGCTTAAAGTCTGTTCGATATCTGCGGTACATCTCATATAAGATGATGTCGGTGACTGCTCCATCGATTCGTTTCGTTGGCTCCTTTTTTACACAAAGCCCCTGTCCTCTGTCATTTACTTTGACAGCGGCATTTGAAAGACACCATCGGTCTACCGCATTATTGTTGTAATTTACTAATCTTGCTTTAAAGTCAGCTTCTAACAATTTCATTGCATTATCCAAGGTTTCTGCATTCTGCAAGATCAATACCAAATCATCATTTTCTTTGGTCCATCCATAATTATTCATTTGATGGATCCATGCCTTGGAAAACCTCTGGTCAAAGCCGCATTTCCATAATTTCAGGTCATACTTTTTATATAGCTCGTAAAACCAGTCTGCTACTTTGGCCAAATCTATATCATTACCTTCGCAAATGGTGATAAGCCCTTGTTTGGCCCATTCCGCATACTTTGCTCCGGCATTTTTATCATCTGATTCTGTCAGCTTTCGTTCTGGTATAAAATATTTCGTGTAAATATACTTTGTCTGGTCCTCTGGACGCATAAGAAGAACTTTTGCGCATGTTAAATCTGTGGTCTCCGATAAATCCACTGCTCCCAGACAAATAGCTCCCTCAAACTCTGAAATGCCAAAATTATTCTCGTAATCATAGTCCTCAAGATTCAGCCAGCTCTCTACACTATTCTGTTTAATATTAAAATCCTTAGACAGAACAAAGATCCTGTCTGACTTAGATATCCTTGCGATATCCACCTGTTCATCGAGGTACTCCCATTTCTTGATCGTACCTAACGTTGGATTGCTTTTTACCCAGCTGTTCCTGTTCTGCCAAACCTCTTCCTCAGAGTCTTGCGTATATAACCAGGGGAGAAGACGTTCTCCTGCTATGGTATCGTCTTCTCCCCGAATAACTTTTCTGGCCTTGTCTAACTCTTGATCTAAATATCCATCCAGAACAAACCCCTCCGTAGTAATATTAATGAATTTTGGGTTCTCTTTTAATGATTGGGACTGCTCTATGGACTTCCCTATGGTGTTTTCTTTCATCTCATGCGTTTCATCGATGATTGCAAAGTCAATATTTCGCCCTTCTTTTGATGTTGTGCGGTCTGAAAGTTTAAATACTTTGGAACCATTCTGCTTATTCTCAATAAATCGCTGATTTTTCTTGGTATCTAAGTCATGAGGATCAATCAACTGCCTCATCTTATTAATTGCATCGTATGTAATACTTGCATCTGTATCATTATTAGAACTACATACGATATCCGCACCATCATTTCCAACGATCAGCTCACTTAGGCCCAATGCTGAACACATCTCAGATTTTGTATTCTTTCTGGCAATCAATAAAATGATCTTTTTAAATCGATCCAGTCCAGTATCCGCCATTTTAAAACTATAACAAGTCTCAATAAATGCTTTCTGCCAACTCATCAGAACCATTGGCTTGTTATAATAAGGTGATTTGGTAAGACGCACACAGTTTTCCATGAAATTCATTCGGAGCCTGGCATCTTTTGTATCATAATCGTAGCGGTCATCGTAAAGATCCTCATACAGGTTCTCCAATTCCATATGTAATTCCTGGCCTACTAAAATATCACCGCAGTTGACCTTCTCCCGGTAGAAAAGCAGGGAGGAATTATCTGGTGTCCATGATTTTTTCTCTTTTATCAGCATCATTTCGTCCTTTTCCAGAAAAACACTGTGATATATGGCTGTAAATTTCCAGCGTTCCCTCCGCCGGAAGATGTCGTATTTCCACTGTTCCCACCTGTATTCCCGTTGTTTGCTCCTGTTGTACAATTTCCAGAGGAGTTCATGGTATGTGTATGGTTACCTGTTGTATTTGATTTATAAGATGTACTCCCAGACTCATAATTATTTGGCTTATTGTAACTTGTACCTTTCTGAACAGCACTCTTATTAATACCTAAATAGTGAAAATGATTTCCAGACCCCTGCATCGTATGAACATGGTTTGGAACATTATGTGTATGGTTATTTAGGCTATGCACATGATTATTCAGCCCATGTGCATGACTTTGCAATTCCTTATGCCCTCCTGGTTTCTCTACACTGTTAAACTCTGACTGTCCAGTGTCCACGCCGACTAAAGTTCTCCCTGCTCCAAATGGGACCCATGTCCCTCCAAGCCAAATACTTGGATTACGGTTATTTACACTGGTGTAAACAGAACCGACCGGATAGATCAGATTTATGATATTACTGACTCTAAGGTCCTCCAGCACTCTCTCAAAGTAATAGACTCCATCCTTTTCCTGGACCATCAAATTATCGCTGTCGTTGTAGGTTCCGCCTCCTTGAAAGGTAATAGGGCCATGTGTTTGAGTATCGATCAGATAACAAGTTTTAGCTGATGGCCATGAAAAAATCTGTCCCGATACATCAAGGCTAATGCTTCCATTTACAACTTCCGTGACAGGACCTGTATAACTTCCAAACACAATCTGTGCTGTATTAGCCGTTATATTTTCAAATGTAATCAAACAGGTCGTTTTTCCCGGCTCATTATTATTTGACAGGAGCAATAAACTGTTATCTGCCGCATGAAATTTAATATTTATCACCATTTTCTATCACCTCGTTATCATTTCAGTCATTTGATTTGCCCATTCCCTTAAAGGAGAAGTCTCTGTGTCCATTTTTTCTCCGCAAGTGCTCATCAGAATCTTGATTATATTCGTGTATTGCTGTAACAGCTCTTTATATTGTTTACTGGCTGGTGTTGCCTGCTGTCTCATAGGATTTTTGTTATCAATTCTTAGAAATGGGAGTTTTTTTAGTTCCAGCATTTGATCTTCTAAGTAAATCACCTCATCAACTAGGTTTTTCAACACCTTTTTATTGTCTTCCCCTGTTTTTTCTATGATTTTCATCAATTCTTCTTTTCTATTCAAATATTTCCCTCCCTTTTAGCTAATTTCATTTCCAAAAATCTCATTTTTTCTGGTTTGATGAGAGAACTAATCACCCTTAACAGTCCCCTCGCAATTATTTTCTTGATCAGGAGGGGGGATGGTACTTTTCTTTCCAATCCAAAATAAATCTTTGATAATCTAAGTTTCTTCTTTCATCCTTTATTTGTTCTGCTCTCTCAAGGCACTCATGAACTGGTGTATCAATAAATATCTCTCTGGCTCCTAATGCACGAGTCAGTCGTTCTCTTTCACTTATCATCGGATAGCCTCCAATAACATACGCATTATTCCATCTGCCTCTTCTAAACTTGATATCCTCAATCAATTTATCACGCACTCCAAGTACCGTGCCAATCAGCCGTTTTGGTTTCATATATCGATCTAATCCACTGACACATTCCCATATGCTGTCTACATCAACAATCAGATCTCCTTCATTCATAACTTCCTTTACATAAGTACTCTTACCACTCAATGGAGGTCCATAAACAAGATAGACATACTTGAGATGATTGTTAAAAGACAACTTCTCATGTATCTTGTTATGACACCGATGATGCACTAAAGCAATGTTCTCAGGATTCAAACTGATATTGGTATCATTGACGTTCTCCTCGGTCAATACCTGCTTATGATGCCCAATGCAGTCATACTCTCTAATGATTGGCTTTCCGCAGTGCTCACAGATATTCCTTCCTTCTGCATCTACTCTCTGCATCCGTATTAGACAGATACACTTTTCCCATTGTTTTGATTTATAGAATGTAGCTAAGGTAAACATCACTTCTCCTTTACCAGTTGTTCTTTGTAAACTCTCCTTCTGCTTTGGCCAAAAGTTCGGCCGCTCTCAAACGATCGCTTGGTCTTGCTTCCTTATCATTCATCATCTCTGTCCAAAATGCCTTGATCTCCTCGATAGTTGCGATCCTCTCACTCTTAGTCTTTTCTGTCAGCTCTTCAAGATATGCCTGAACGCCATCGTTCGCCAGTATCCTATATGCACATCCCCTGGCATACCTTGGACTATACCCAGCTTTTACAGCTGATCTCTCGGCATTGCCTATACATTCGCCAGCATAGTACTGACAGAACAGCTTTTGTCTCTCACTTAATTTCATGACATTCTTTATTCACCTGCCTATTCTTTTCGCTTTGCGTAAAGTGCTCTACATGTCTTCTTACCTGCATAAGAACCTTTTCTCCATCCAAGCTGTTTCCAATATATCTCTAATTTACTTTGTGTCTTTGGCCCCCATATTCCATCAACTGCAATGTCTGATCCAGATGTATATTTGTTTAATTCTTTTTGGAGCCATCGGATGGCTTCTTTTCCCGATGTTTTCTTTACAGACGTATATCTCTCGGAACTTGTCCCGATCGCCTTCTTAAAAGATTTCCACTGCTTATTATCCGCCCCAACCCATGGTTCTGGACACTGCTTTCCATTCACATCCCAATGCCTTAAAACATGATTGGAAGACACATGGTATTTCTTCATCAGAAACTTTACAAGCTCTTCTGTCTGCTTCTCTACCTTTTCTGGGACAAAGGCAACACTGTTACACATTTCGATGGAAAGACTATTGGTATTAGTGCATACTCCGTAATAATCTCCTGCCCTTCCAGACAGGTTATATTTTCCTCCTACGGACCATGCAACACGATTCACTGCAACGGATTTATAGATATAGACTCCTCCATCTACGAAATAATGGGCAGATGCATTTCTGTTAGCACCCTGAAAATACTTTGCGTTATTGAGTGCGGTGTCCCTCTTATTCCCGGTATAGTGGATCACTATGTATTCAATGCTTGCTGTACTCCGTTTACCGCCGTAATTGCTCTTATGTGCAAACTTCTTTTTAAATTTCAATCCCACGTCTATCTTCTCCTCTTCTATTTACTCTCCATCTTCTCTATGTGATCGATTCTTGTCTCATGGTTTTCAATGATAAGTTTCATTCCATCAATTTCTTTCCCATGAGTCTCAATCCTATTATCCTGAGTCCTCTGTTCTTCTACCAGCCGGTCTACTGATGCAATTAGTTGAGTGATAGACTTATTTAGATCAATGATCGGTTTAATAATCGCAGTTAAAAATCCTAAGATCGTAACCGATGCCAGCACAATAATCCCTATCATTTCTGCTTCATTCATACTTTTCCTTAATTCCTCACTTATTTTTTTGTTTGATCAATTCGTTAATATTGACGGAAACTCCAGCACATAAAATCCCCTGAGTTAATGCGGTAAACACTGAAACTCCATTAATACCCGTTGTGGCCAAAACATAAATACAGGCCAAAAGTGCCCCAACAAGATCCACAATCATTGGAATATACTTGTTATTGACTGTTTCACTTTTCTTGATGGATTGTCCTAGAAAATATAGGACAGGGATCAGAATCAATAACTCCGGTTTGATATACTCTAAAATCTGCTCCATAACAACTTCCTCCTTGTGTTTATAAATAGTAATTATTTAAATCGTTACATAATAAAAGCACCTGATAAATATCAGATGCTAAATCTATAATTTTCCTCATTTCCTTTGACTAGCACGTTTAGACGTGCTATAATATATACATAATCAAGAAAGGAGGAAACCATATGGATGATACGATAAGAGAAATAATCAAAGACCTTTCGGAAGCCTTTCTCGCAATCGTTACTGCCATCTGCCTGATAGTAAAAACGAAACGAGATAAGAAAAAATCCAAAAGGTCTAAGAAGAAAAAGAAGTAAGGTCAGGGCTTCGGCCCTCTCCTTCTTCATCCTTATTGTATCATAACCATATATCAAAACAAATATGAAAATTTATCAAACAATTCTTTTTGTTTTATCAGTAAAATTGCTTTATGATGGTTTTTCTGGTGAATTTGCATGTCCCACATTCTTTGATTGGATTAAATGGACTGCTTATATTCTCTTACTTATATGCTACCTAATTATATCTCACAGGAGGAAACGCCCATGAAATTAAAAGAACTAAGACAAAATAAAAATTTATCCGTTCCACAGCTAGTAGAATTATCTGGTGTCCCACGGCGCACTATCCAAGATATTGAAAAAAATAATAATTGCAAGGTGGATACTGCCATCAAATTAGCTGATGCACTTGGTGTGACTTTGGATGAGCTTTGTAGAGATTAGGTGGATAATGCCTATCTGTTTTCTTATGCTCTGTATTAAAAAAAGCACCCCTATGGATGCCTTTTTTCTGTTTTTTGTTTTCTTATTAGTATACTTGGAGGCGTTATTATTGGCATTTGCCCACATGAAGATGTGATTTGTGATATCAAAATTGATGCTCTGCTTGTCAAGCCTCTAAGAACAAACTCTCCATTATTTAAAAATTCTTGTGCTAAATTAATTTTATCCCAATCAAGTTCATCTTTTCGTTCTTCTCTAAATTCAAGAAGAGCTACAAATACTACTTTTGCCTTGAACAAACTTTCTGGATTAAAATATAAACTCCTTTCAAGAGTAACTTTTACTCCATTATCTTTTTCCACATCTACTAGAATTTTGTCCGAACAATCTAATTCATATTCTTCCTGTTCTTCTGATTCCTTAATTATTTCATAGTTCGCATACTCTAAGAAACATTCCTGCTCATCCTTAAAATAATCGCTTAGATTTTTCAACGACTTTCTCTCCCTCCGTTTATGATGTAATTTCACATCTATAATCATTCTCTTGCCCAAATTCATAATTAGGATTAATTTTAGGACCACTCCTAATTGGTGTTCTTTGTCCATGCATGACAATCGTATTGATTATTTCCAACGTTTCTTTTATATCTACCATGGAAGACTTCACTCCATTAATATAATCACTTATTGCAAGTTCAACTACTTTATTTAAAGACATATTATTTTTTGATGCATATACAGCTAATTTCTTGTGTAAATCGGGTGAAATTCTTACGTTAAATGTCCCTTTGTATTCCTTATCAGGTTCTTTTCCAACCTCAGCGCAAAATTCTAAATAATCGTCAATGGCAGCTTGGAACTCTTTCTCGACTTGGTTCATATCGGAACACTCAAAATTTACTAAATCGCTTATGCCTTCGATTTTTCCATATAATTTCATACTGCTAAAATCAAATTGAACTTTTGTATGATATCCCTTATATTCCAATACATCTTTCATTACAATTCTCCTATTTCTTTTAAGAAGTTCACTAAATCACACACCGCACCTTCGCACATCTCATTTTCTGGATGCGGTTTATGCAAAGAAATCATTTTTTTATCTTTTTCTCTATAAAACTTCACTCTGGAACCGGAAGTTTTCCCTTTGGTAAATTCAATGAAATTCATCTTACCCAATAAATATTTTGCTTCTGTATAAGTATAATCTTTAGGTTCGCTCAGTATTCGTTCTTTTGCTTTTTCAAATTTACTCATCCTTGACGGCCCCACCTCTTTTGCAACTGGTATATAGTTGCATTATATTTCTTTATGTAACTTTTGTCAATAAAAATTAAATATCAATAGACT